GAATGCGCGCCAGGTCTCCGGACCACCGTGCCGAGCCTCAACACCTTCGATCGCCGTCTCCGGCCACTCCTTCCATGGCGAGTACAACTGGTTGATCCAGAACCCCGCGATTTTGCTTTTCGGGTTCGCGGCCCGCCATTCACCGCGCGCCAGCATCCACGGCTTCCGGTATGACGCCAGCATCTCGCCGCAATGCTCGCAGCGATAGAGCGCCTGTTCCGGATGCCCTTTGGACCAGATCAGGTTCGGCCAGACCAGCACCTGGTAGCCGTTGCACAGCGGGCACGGCACCCAGTAGCTCTGCTGGTTGCTGCGCAGCCACCACGATTCGATCCGGCTGGCGCCCTTGACCGTCGGCGTAGAGACCAGCAGGATCTTCCGGTTCCACCAAGTCGTGGAACGCTTGACTGCGAGGCTGACCGGATCGCCTTCCGTTCCCGCCGATGGCGGATAGCGGTCCACCTCATCCAGCAGCACGTACCGGATCGGCCGCATTGCCAATCCCGCCGGGCTGTTCGCGCCGGCGATAGTGATGCTGCCGCCCTGAAAGCGCTTATGCAGGACGCGGTTGTTCGCATCCCGCGAACGCACATCCGCGACCTTGCCCCGCAGGACCGGCGTATCCCGCAGCATCGGCGCGAGGCGATCTTTGCTCCACGCCTCACCATCCTCGACGCGCGGCTGCACGACGAGGATCGGACCGGGATCCTGGTCGATCACGTACCCGACGAACGAGTTCAGGCACTCCGTCTTGCCGACCTGGCTGGACGACATGAACACGACCCGCTCGTACGGGCTGTTCGGCGTCAGAGCATCGAGCAGCGCCCTCTGGTACGGCGCGCGGTCGGTTCGCCACTCACCGGCTTCCGCCGACGCCTCCGGCGACAACCGCCGGTTGCGATCCGCCCATTCGGAGACCGTTTGGCGCGGAGGTGGTTCGAGCGCGGCGATGACCTGATCGACGCACTCCTCAACGACGCTGATAACGGATCTCCTCTTGGAGCGACTTCAGGATCGCGATGATCTCCGCATCGAGCAGATCACGGATTTCGGCCGGATCACTCAGTGCGGCGAGTTGCGGCGCCAGTTTGGCCGGGATCGCCAGCAGTTTGTCACGGATCTGCCGGATGAGGGTGTACCACTTGACCTTGACCTCATCGGAAGACAGAAACCGGCCGCTTTTGGTTTCGAACTCCAACTTCCGGAGCCGCGCCCGGAACACCATTTCGGCGGTGCGCGCCTGCGCGAAGTTGCCCGGCTGTGCAACGGGGCCACCAGCGTCAGCCGCCGGTCGCGCCGACTGTGCCGCCGCGTGCGCGTCAGGCAACACCTGGTCAACGGGCTTGTCGTCCAGCACCGCGTCGCTTGCGGCAACGTCCACCAGTTTGCCGCGCATCACGAGGATGCCGCGTTTGGCTAACCGGCTAATGTGCGAGCGGTTTACATTGCGATGCCGCGCGTAATCGGCCTGGCTCATCAGGCCGCCAGAGGATTTCACCGTGTTGCCTTGCCGTTGACCACTGTTGACTGGTATTTTTCGCGTTTCACTGGCGACAGCGTGCCATCCTTCTACCCGCGGCAGTTAGGCCCCAGGAAGGACCCATAATTGCTACGGCACGTCTTCGGATCGCCAGATCCCGACTTGGGAAATTCCCAAGTCAGACCGCCTCCGGCCGCACGAGGCAATCTGTGACTACGGCCATGAAGATCGGCCGCAGTTCGTCTCTCTTGCCGAGCCGTTTCAGCTTCCAAACCCGGCGTCCGCTCTCCAGGCGATTCTGGAAGCTGTAGTGCGTACCGTGAGGGCCAGCCCGCTCCACCGCCGATGAGCCATCCGCCTTCTTCGAGAAGATTGCCTTCAGATGACCCTTGCGTCCGTACGCTGGGCTCACGATACCGTTGGCGATGAGCCGTAGGGCGGCTTCGAGACTGCGGAAGCCCCAAGGCGTTCCATCGGATGCGTAAAGCGGAATCGGCTTGTTCATCGGCAGGCACACTTCTCCTCCAGCAAGAGGAGGGAAGGAGTTTAACGAGAGTCCCGTCGCTCAGTCAGTTTGGGAGGGATTGAACGGAGGGTGCGCTTTGCGCTCGCCTGTCGAACAGCGCCTTCATAGTAAATATACGCGAAACGATCAGAAAACGTCCGGTCGTGAATCAACTTTTTTCGTGATCGATGCGCCTGATCCATGGCTGGTCCACGTTCGGGTTGTAGAATCGCTGCCGGATGTTGTTGGGCAGGATGATCTCGATGGAGTGCGTAGACACGTCCCCAATGCGGTCGCCAGCCTTCAGATAGCAGACGACGCCGTAATCCTTCCCAAGCGGGTATCGAATTGATCCCCGCGTCTGGTACAGGCTTTCCAGCGTCCAGCCCAAGGCGAGAGCGCGATCGCGAATGGCATCGACGAGCCCTGCAGCTTCCGGCGCCACGGCAACGACGTTCCGATCCGTGATGACCGACGCTACGCGATGATGCGAAAGATCGGGTTCCGCAACAGGCGGGACGTACTCGCGGGCGTTGAGGCTTCGGACCGCGGCCACCAGTGTCTGTTCGCCGAACCGCTCGACGGCCCACTGATGGATCGCGTTGAACCGATGGCGCAAGTCATCAAAGGCATCCAGCCCAAGCTGACCGTTGCTGGCCGCTGCTTTCGCCAACATCATCCTGGACCGCAGCCAGGCGTAGTATTCGGGATCGAGGCATCGGTAAGCGGTGTCGTTCACCTGGACGTCGCGGGCAAACGCCGCACCGTGCTCCGTGAGCCATGTATCCAGCGCGGTGGAGACGAACAGTTCGCGGCGTTCCGGCGCTCCGGAAGGAAGAGGTGCTGCCTGCGCGCTCATGACCGCCTCCGGCCGGGAGTTTCCGTGAAATCGGCCAGATCCACCCGAGCCGAATTCGACGTCTTGGGGATGTCCGGCCCGTTTGGGGATGTTGTGGGGATGTTACCATCCAACATCCCCATGCCATCGGTGTTTTCGTTTCTATCACTTGCAGACAATTTGGGGATGTTGGGGATGTTGGGGATCTTGGGGATGTTTTCTCCCTCCTCAATACACGCGTGCGCGTGTGAATCTCTTTGCGCTATGTCTGGAGAGAGAGAAAAATTTCTCTCTACACGCGGAGCAACCCCCTCAACATCCCCAACATCCCCAAATAGTTTGTAATCCTCTGAATCATCGGCACTTGACCCTTGGGGATGTTTGAAAGCAACATCCCCACGAGATCCCCAACATCCCCAATTTTCGGAGTCGGCCGCCGCCAGTGCGTACATGGTCACGCCCTTATGCTTCGTGGCGCCGCCAGCCCGCTCAACGCGCAGACCGTCGAAGGAACGATCACGGCAGTTGCCGAGCGCGTTCCCCAGCCGGATCTGCTGCGACCGGGCCGAGCCATCCCCGCGCAGGCGCAGCATGAGTTCGCGATCTTCACAGAACTGGTTCAGTTCGCTGACCTTCTTCGGTTCACCCTTGAAAGCCTGCCACCAGGCCGCCGTGAACTCCCGCCACGCCTGGCCCTCGATGTCGGCGGCTTCGTACAGTTGGTCGAGGTTCGCCAGGAATCCGGGGATGCCTGCGACATGGAGAATGCCGCCGATGATGCTGGACCACCGCTCGAACGAACCCAGCCGCCCGGGGTCCAGCGGCTTGCCCGCCGCCATCCACGCGCGGATCATGGTCAGGATTGCCCGGACCAGCGTTGACCGATTCTCCTTCGCCCAGGTCGTGATCTCGGGATGCTTGAACGAAGTGCGTTTCCAGGGGCGATCCACGCGCGGATCGATCCGCACGCGGATACAGCGGCGTGTGAGCTCCAGGTGGAGATTCGGGTTGTTGGCCGTCATCAACCAGACGGCGTGGTTGGGAACCGAGGCCATGATCGACTCACCGAGCTTCCGGTCGGTCCAACGCACTGACGTAAGCACCGACGCGAGTGAGGACGAGTGCAGTTGCTTGCGGTCATTGGCGTTGTCCAGGAGGATGATGGGGCGCCCCTTCATCAACTCCGCGGTAAGCATCTTCCGAAGTTCGTCCTCATTCTCGGGCAGCGTGCGGGCCTCGCAAGCGGCGCCCGTGCCGACGATGGAAATCAGGTTGGCAAGCAGCCCCTTGCCGGATCCCATGGTCGGCGCTTCGATCAGGTGCATGGGCGTCGGCCCGTCGATCATGCGCCGAACAAACGGCAGGAACATGGCAGCAATCGCATGCGCGCGATCGGACACGTCCACGAAAGGGAAATCCACCAGCAGGTCGTCGATGATCAGTGTGCGCGCGGTGGCAATGTCCTCTGCCGTCGGTTCGTCTGGAAGAGCCTCCAGATTGAGGCCGGAATCGGACGTCAACCACAGCCTGTCGTCCTGATGGTAACCATGAGTCATAATCAACGCTCCTTGGCGGCCGAACACGGGCGTGCTGATGACGCCCTCCAATATCGGCAGGTGCAGATCCGGGTATGCCAGCATGTCGCGCGCGGCATCTCTCGGCGGGGAGGTCTCGACGTCGGCGTCCTCGGTCTCCCGGTGCCAGTCAGCGGTACGCGCAAGCAGGCCGAAGACGGCGTCCTCATCCATCTCGTCGATTTCCGGGCCGAACTCACCGATGACCAGACGCACGAGACACCCGGCCCGGTGGAAGAGGAAAGGGGTGTGCGGATAGATCCCGCATCCATGTTCGTTGGCCCGGTGGATCGCGGACCAGCCGTCGGACACGATCTCCCGCAACTGGCGATCGTTGATCTGGATCTTCGGAAACGCCGGTTTGGCACTGGCGACGCCATCCGTACCTTCTCGTGGGCGGGAATGCCTGCTGCGGGTCTTGTTGTCCAGCACCACGACTTTCATCTGCTGGCGCAGCACGCTGACTGGCAGCTTGGACTTTCCGCAACGGGCCTGAATCAGCCGAAGATGGCGTTCACGCTCAATGGGCCCCATCTGGCCGACCTCTTGTAGGACCGGACCAAGCAGATTCTCCAGCTGCTCTTCTGGCGTGCCGGCATCGAGCCTTCCGATGGCCAGTTCGAGCGGCGTCGCTGCCGCGTCAAGGATGGCTTCGAAGTCCGTGGCCGTTTTGCCCGAGGCGAAGAATTCGTTGACGTCGATCTTGGCTTCGGCGAGCAGCTCGTCGGGAGGTTTAATGCCAGCCGCCAGGCCGGCCAACTTTTCACGCGCCGCCAAGTGCTTCTCGCCGAGCGGGAGAATGGCGACTCGGGTTCCGATCCCATGCTTTGCCAGCACGCGCGCCGACTTCAAGGCACCTTGCATCCCGGCATCGGAGACTTCGTTGTCCTGGCAGATGAATACGCTTTTCACTCCGGCGAGTTTCGGCAGCAACCGCTCCCAATCCGCCTCGCGGATCTGCACCGTCACGGGCGACACCACCGGGTATCCGTGCTCCATGAGCGAAATGCAGTCTGTGACGCCCTCGGTGATGATCACCCGTTCCGGTCCTGTCAACAGTACGTCCTCGTTGTAGAGAACGTCGTTACGGATGCACGGCGCGACGTGTCGGTGATCGCGGTCGTTGCGCACCGCCAGCTTCTTGTACTTCGACTTCTCCCAGTCAACTTCAGGCGTCCAAGGTGTGCGGCGCCCGATCATGAAGACGACGTGGCCGCGGCTCCAGTACGGGAACACAATCCGGTTGTCGAAGAAGGGAACGACACCGTCCTGGGCAGTCGGCCGGAACGCCGACGTGGCGGTCAACTCGCGTGGGGTGAAGGCACCCGGCCCTTCCACCAACACACGCGCTGCGCTCGTGCCGGCACTGTCTGCATAACCGATCTTGAGCCGGGTGATCGTGTCTTCGCCGATCCCGTACTTCGATTGAAACCAAGTCAGGGCTTCGGCATTGCCTACGAGCCTCTCGTGGTACAGTTCCGCCAGCGCGGTAAGTGCTTCGCGGACACGAAGCGTGAACCGGTGGGCATCCTCGGCTTCCTCCGCAGAACCCTGAACGGCGTTCGACAGAGGCGGCAACCGTACCCGCTCTGCCAGGAAGTCCCGCGCCTGGCGGTGCGACTCGGGCATAGATCCAGACTGCCCCCGTGTGACCGCGCCGGACCGCACGAACTCGACCAACTGCAGCACGTCGCCGCCAACACCGCATGCGTGGCAATACCAGCCCTGCTTGTCGAGCCACACGTGCAGCGAACGATGGGATTGGCTCCCGTGGTTGGGACAGTCGCAGAACAGCGTCTGCCGCGACTCCTGGGTGATGCGGCTGCCCAATAGTTCGCGTGCGATCTCACCGATATCGACGTCGGTAATCTGCCGGTAGTAGCCGTGGACATCTACCGGTGGCGCCGTCACTCGTGAGCCTCCGAATGGAGCAAGAAGGATAGGAAGGTGTTGCGGCGATCCACCTGCCGTTTTGAGGCGCAGTTTTCGATGCCCCAACGGTCGCCCAGCAGGACCACGGAGTCCCTGGCGCGCGTTACCGCCGTGTACAGCAGATTCCGGTGGTGCATGAAAGAATGCGATTTGTGCGTGATCACCACTGCACAGGGGAATTCCGATCCCTGCTGCTTGTGGATCGAAGTCGCATAGGCGAGTTGGACGTTGCCGAGCGCATCGCTGCCGGCCCCGATCTCGACCGGGCGGCCATCGAAGTCTATCGTGAGAGCGCCATTGGCTTCAGCGCCGAGCACAACCCCCATCGCGCCGTTCATCACACCCAGGTCGTAGTCGTTCTTTGTCTGGATGACCTTGTCGCCACTGTAGAAGCGGGGCCGATGGCCAGGCTCGACATCCGGTGCCTCGAACCCGAAGAGTTTCTCCTGCAGCACGCGCTGCAATTCGATGTTCAACTCGACCGTCCCGAGTGGACCCTTGTGCGTCGGGGTGAGGACTTGGACGTCGCGGACCAGGTCGTAGCCGAGCCGCTCCTGAAGCACCTCCTCAAACAGGAGCAGCAGCATGCGCCGCACGTCGCCGGCGTCGGTGAACTTGTCAATCACGTACCACGGCCGCCGCACGCCATCCTTCGACTCGCAAGTCGGCCGAACCTCGCCCGACAGGATTGCCGTCGAGTTCGCTTTCAGCACGCCCGCCTGGCGGATGATCTGCGTGAGGACCGTCGTCGGAACCGCGCGAGACTTCACGAGATCGCGCAGGAGATTGCCAGGACCGACCGGGGGCAACTGGTTGTGGTCCCCGACCAGGACAACGGCGGTTTTCATGAGATCCACCGCCTGGAACAGCCGCCAGGCCAGTGGTACGTCCACCATGCTGACCTCGTCGACCACAAGGATGTCCGCTTCGATCGGATTCTCCGGACCGCGGGAATACGTATGGCCGTTGAAACCGAGCAGCCGGTGAATGGTGCTCGCCTCATGTCCCACCACCTGCTCCAGCCGCTTGGCTGCCTTCCCGGTTGGAGCCGCGAGGACAACGTTCAGCTCCAGGTGCGCGGCGGCGCTGGCGATTGTGGAGACCGCATACGTCTTACCGCTGCCCGCCCCGCCGGTCATCAGCGAGATGGAGTGCGCGAAGGCGTTCCTAACCGCCGCCCTCTGTTCCTGATTCAGCTCGGGGCCCTCGGCGTCGAGCAGTCCGTCCACATCACGGACAGGATGCGGATTGGCCCCACTGCCGCCCTTCAGGATCATCGCGAGCTCGTGCTCCATCCGGTGGACTTCGGGATCGGCCACCACCAGCCGCTCGAATGCATGGGAGACGAGACGCCCCTCGGCGATCATCGCTTCGAGTTGCCGCTCGATCACGTCGCGGCTGTCCAGCGTATCCAGAAGCAGCAGTGTATTGGCCCGGTCGAGCAGATCCTCGTATTCAACCCAGCAATCGCCGTCGTCGAGAGCCGCGAGCACGCAGTAGTAAAGTCCGGCTTGAAGGCGGGACGGCAGATCCTTCGGCGTGCCCATCTTGCGCGCGATCTTGTCCACTTTCTTGAAGCCGAAGCCGGAAATCTCCCGCATCAGCACGTACGGGTCGCTCTCCAGCATTGGCACCACCTGGCTGCCGAATTTGCCCACGAGCGTGGTGACCTCGTGGTGGGTTAAGCCGAAGGCCGACAGATATGCCATCGCCGCGTTGAAATCGCTGTTGGCGATCCAGATACGCTGCAATTCGAGCGCGGTTTCGAAGGGCACCTTGGCGATCCTGGCCACGGCGTCGGGACGGCTGCGAATCGCCGCGTCGAAGTCGCGCCCAAATTCGTCGGCGATCAAGCGGGCCTTCGCCGCCCCAATGCCTTTAACGTCCGGATGGTTGGCCAGGAAGTTGGCGAGGCCATCCGGGTCCATCTCCAGGTCATGGCCCATGAACTCGGCCTCGAACTGGCGACCGTACTTCGGATGGTTGGTCCAGTGACCCTCCATCCGGACGGCGTCATTCTCCCGGACGAACACCTTGCCCGCAAACTTCACAATGCCGCCATCCGCGCGCCGAAGCCGCCCGGCACTGAACGTTGGCCCCGAATAGAACACTGTCTCGACGACGCCGCGAATACTGGCTCGTTCCGCTGTCATACTCCCCACCTCGCATGCGCGGCAAGAAGGTACGCCTGGACAAACTGACAGGCCGCCTGACGGTTTCCGCAGAAGAACACCGGGACGCCGAAATCGAGGATGATCGAGAGCGTACTCCCGATCACCGCGTTCGGATGCGCTTCACCGCGATAGCGTTGGAGCAGCACGTCCGCCACGCCGGCCTCGACTACAATGCAGGTTGCCCGGTATCCAGCGAACTTCCGGAGTTCTTCCCGAAACCGCGGGCGGGCATGGATCACGGTGGACACGAAATCGTCGAGCGTCTTCCGCTCCACCGCGACCCGTTCCTCTAAACCCTGGACGGAGTAATCCCCGGCTGGCAGCGCCCGCCGCACGACGGCCGCCAACCGGGGATCGAACGAGTACGGCTCCTGCTCTCGCGTGTCGATGATTATCGTCGCCGGTCCCCGATTAGAACGGGACAAGCGCGTCTCCCGCCTCCTGGCGGAAGTTGCCGGAGGTGCGTCCGGTCTCGATGCGGCGGTTGAAAAAGATGTTCTCGTTGTCGCCCTTCGTCTTCTTGGTGACCTCGAGCTTCACGTCCAGCAGCTTCTTCAGTTGCTTCGGCAGGTCCGACAGCTTCTCCAGATCCAGCCCGCAGAGGTGGAGGTCGGTCTTCACGTACTTGAGCGTGTTGTGGGTGATGACGCTGTTGCGCCACATCAGCCGGTTGACAAACTTCGGGGCGATCACGCGGAGCGTCCACTTCAGCATCGGATTCCCGCTGCTCTGCGCCTCCGTCAACTCGACTTTCTCCACGGTCACCTGGTACTTGCCGTCCGGGACGCTCTCGAAATCGCCGCGCTCCTCGGGCTGCTCGCTCCGGTAATCGTTGTCGAACTGGGTCAGATCAATGGCGTGTTTACTCATGGTCCTGTTTCCTTTCGGTGGATTGCTTCTGCGTCTGCGCCTTCGCCGCGGCGGCCGGCTTCGGCGGAACAACGGTGCCGTTGAAGGCGTCGAGGAACCTCCGGAAATCCAGGTCGATGGTGTCCGGCAGCCGTCCGGTGCGGTCGCCGGCTTCGTAATAGAGGCTCGGCTTGGTGCGAATCACCCGGCTCACGCTCTTGGTGCCGTCTTCGGCCGTCTCCAGTTCGAGATCGCAGAAGAGTACCTGATCCACCATGCCGAGAACGATCTTCCGGGCCGTGTCCGGCAGGGTGGGCACGACGCGCATGTACTTGCCCGTGCGGGTATCCACCTCAATCTCCTTCGCGTGCGAGATGAGAATGAGGCCGTAGGGCAGGAAGGCCAGCTTCGTGAGGACGCGCTGGAATTCGTTGTTGACGAGCGCGTAGCCCTTGCCGTAGCCGAGGTCCGACTCGTGCTCGATCTTGTACTTCTTGACGATGTAGTCCGTGCAGAACTTGTAGGCGTTATCGATGGTGTCGATGATGACGGTCTTGAACGGGTGCTTGCCTTCGGTGATCTCGGCGCACGCGTTGAGCAGGTCGTCCCAGGACTGAATCGGCGTCTGGTATACGCTGAGCGAGTTCAACCCGGGCTCCGTGGCCAGGAACAGCGCATCCTCTCCCTGTGCGCAGAAGGTGGACTTCCCGATCTTCGTCTGGCCGTACACCAGCACCGTGAGGTCGGCCAAGTTCGGCTTGGGTTGCGTTTTGGCGGTTGGCAGCATAGTTCTCCTTTTCAAAAAGCCGGTTCCGGCGCATCGCCGGGCAGCACGCGCAGCTCTTCGTTGGGCTCCACGCGCTGATAGAAGTTCTCGATCACGTTGGGATTGCCGTTGGAGCGGCAAAGCGCAAAATACGGGCAGGGCCGCTGGTAGTTGAAGCAGAACGCGGTGTTCTGGTAGAAGACTCCGCGCCGGCGCGCGTCCAGGTAAGCCTGAGTCAGCTCCCAGAGCTCGCTCCGGAGGACGTCGAAGCGGTCGCGCGAGAGATAGAGCATTTCGCGGTGGAACATTTCCGGGTCGGCGTACTTCTCCCCGAGGCGCTGCTGGAACTCGTCGTCCGATTCCGGCAGCTTCCGCTTCGCCGTGGTCTTGCCGGTCTTCGACTTCGCGAGCAACTCGGCGCGGCGCTCCTGATATTCCTCTTCCGTCTCGCCCTTGCCTTGCTGGAGCTTGGCCTTCACCAGCACGTTGTAGAGAATGCCGGTGATTGGGATGCCCGCCGTCTGCTCGATATAGTGTGCGTAGATGGTGATCTGGAAGTCGGTCCAGAGTTTCTCCAGGTAGTCGCCGTCCACCTGGGCCGCCGTCTTGTGCTCTAGGATGAAGTGGTCGCCGCCGATGCGTACGATGCCATCGACCTTGCCGGCGAGCACGAAGCTCCGCGACGCCGCGCCCGTGGCCGGATTGACGATTGGGCCTTCGAAGTTTTTTTCCAGCGCGACGATGGTGAAATCGTCGGCGGCGTACCGCGTCGCATAGGCGGTCATCATCGCGGTGGCAAGATGCCAGTCCCGGCGCTGGTCTTCATCCTGCAGGCGGTTAAGGCACAGCCGATCAATGAGCGACAGCACCTCGGACAGGTCGCGCCGCATGTGCCACGCCTCCAGGCACTGGTGAGTGATCGAGCCGAAATGCAGGTTCCGGTCGCGCTGGAGCGGAACAAGCTGCTGCTGGTAGCGCCAGTCGACCGCCTTGCGGCAGTTCCGGAAAAGGCTCCACATCGAATACGTCGAGATCATGGGTGAGGTGCTCATGTCAGATCTCCGGAAACCGCTCCGGATTAGCGCCGCTATTGTTCCAGCGCAGGCACTTCACCGGTTTGGGTTCGCGGGACGCGTTCCACGCCTTGAAGAACAGCGCCACGATCTCAAGCAGCGGCAGCTTTGCTTTCCCGGCGCTGTTGGTGCGCAGGCGCTCGCGTAATTTGTAGACGGCGTCGTACTGCGAGAGCCCAGCGCCGGTCGCCAGTCGTTTGAAGAAGGCTTCGGCCAAGTCGGGGTCCTGTGCGCTGAACAGGTAGTAGCAGAAGGCCATCACACGCGGCGGCGCAAGGCCGCGGCCCATGCCTGCGGCGCGTCCGGCGAGTTCCGAGATCCTGGGGTCCGTACGGACGCGCTCATTGACCTTGGTTTTGCTCGGCTCCGCCTGCTTGTTGCCGAGTTGCTGGATGCCGCCATTCTCGTGAAGCAGGATCAGGTGTGCGGCCGCGCACGCGACGGTCGCATTTTCGATTCCGTCCAAATGCGCGATATTGGCCGCCGTCCGGGCTTTGCCGATGTCGATCGTGCTCATCACGTCGGGGTCGAGTCCAAAGATGACGTCGGTATCGATCGGCATGTCGCTTTCCGCGCAGGCTTTGAGCCGGTGCTGGCCGTTGAGAAGCGCGCCGTTTGTGCCGAAGCTGATGGGCTCACCGTTGTACTTCCACCGGCCCTCCACAATGTCGAGCCAGATCTTCATCCAGTGCATCTCCGCGATGGGCCGGTTCCTGATGTTGGTTGTCTCCAGCCAGTGTTTCGCCATGGCAGGTGTCACCTGGAGCCGCATGCGTGTTGGCTTCCCGGCTTTCAGAAGCGAAGCGAACTGTTCCACGCCGCCACCGAACGAGGCGAGCGCGTGCATGTCAATCGACGTTTGTTTCGGCAAGGACTGCGCTAAGGAAGTCACGTGTTTTCTCCAGGTGGTTTTTCAAGTTGTTGTCTTGGCTGCAGCGGATGACCGCGGCGAGATCCTTTGCGGATACCGGGCACTCCACAATGTCCGAGGAGGCGCTCCAGACGCGCTGGCACCAATAACTGGCAAAGCTCGCGCGAGCGTCTGAGGGCGCTTCCTTGTCTGCGCCGTTGGCGGTATCGGAGTCCGTGGATGCCTCGGCTGTGGACCGCTCGCCGATCTTCGAGGTGTTAATCGTGCGGCCGTCGCGGCCGGTGCGTTTGGGTGACTTGGGAATTTCCCAAGTCGCCTCCAGCTTCGCCCGCCACGCCGCCACCGTCTTGTGATCTACGCCTACATGCTTGGCGATCTGTGAATCGCTCTGGCCGGCGCCCTTCGGGTGTTTCAGTGCAGCCTGCACCGCCCGGTGCTTATCGTCGTTGGTCCGCCGCAATCCGTTCGTCTTGTTCGCGGCGAAGCTGTACCACTGGGCGTCCTCCTGGGTGCCCTGATGTATCTCGCACGCGATGTCATCACGGCCAGCCTGATCCGCAGCCTTGACACGGTGAAAGCCATCGGCGAGCCAGTACTCGGTGCCGTCATAGAAGACGACCACGGGCGGAAAGTCCGCACCGTCGGCCATCGCATCCTGGTAATCAAAAACGGTGGGGAAATCGATGGCCGCGCGCGGCTGCGTGCCGCCATCCAGCCTGATGCTGTTGATCGGGATGTTCTCGGCGTGGCTCACCGGCTTCCTCCCGCGGTGAAGTAAGCTGGGCCGATTCCAGCGGCGAGGAAGGCCTGGCGGATCTGGGCGATGCGTTGGTACACGACTGACTTCGCAGTTCCCAACGTCTCGCCGGCCTCCGTGGGTGATCCGCAGCGCAAAGCGAGCACGGTCTCGCGGAGAGTTGTGGGCAACGTCCTCATTACCTTGCCCACGTCCAACCAGAACTCTTGCCGCTCGATTGTAGAGGGCGCGGCCACGTTCAACTGATCGAGGGCGGCACCGTCGAAGAGTTCGGGACGGCCAAGGTGGAGGCGTCGGCCCGCGAGGCGGTACCGCAGGATCGAGGCGACCTCCCGGTCCATTAACCGGCTGGCAAAGGTGTTGACAGAGGAACGCCCGCTGTCGAACTTACATGCGCGCCGGCAGAAGGCCAGCAGAAGCTGGGCCTCGATATCGTTCAGATCTTCCGCGGTGAGGCCGCACTGGCCGATCACCATCCTGGCCTTGACACGCGCCAGGCTGCGCGCGGCCGTCATGTGGCGATCGAGGTTCGGACTGGTCACGATCGCCCTCCACGTCCCCGGGCCGCTGCCAATTCCACTTCCATGGAAAAAGGCAGGCCATGCCGGATTTCGAGCGTGCGGATTTCGCCGGCCTCTACGTCGCGGGTGTACTCGAACAGTTCAGCGACCTGGCGTTTCAGTTGGCAATCCGGGCGGGCGGTCCGCTCGTCGGCCGCTTCCGCGCCGAACTTTACATCCCGCACCGCGACCGGCCAAGGATCAAGAATGATCTCGCCCTTGCGGATCTGAATGTATTCAAAGCGGCCGAACCCGACCTCCCGGATGGCAGCCAGGAAGCGGTGTTCCGATGTAGTCAGGTCACCGGTAAAGCAGGGTCTGGAAGCGCTCATTGCCGCGCTCCTTCCCCGCCGCTGGGGCGAGTCTCCAGCCATGCCTGGACGTCTTCGAGGCGATAGCGAACCGCGGACCCGACCTTGATGTAACGTGGACCTTTCTTGAGGAGGCGCCAACGACGAACAGCAGCGTCGCTGAGCCCACAGATGGCGGCTACATCGTGTTCGCTCAGCAGCCGCTCAATCCGCTGGCCACCTCCCGCAATCTGTTGTGCATTGTTTTGAATTGCAGCCACGAGACGAGATTGCCCGATGGCTGCGGTAAGAGGTCAAGGTTGGAAAGGGGTAAGGAAAGGTTGGAAAACTCAGACCCCCAAAGGCCCTTGGGGTAAGAGCGCGCACCTACCGCAACAGGTAGCGGCTTATCGCTCTGTATGCTGTTTCGGCGGCTCGATTTCGGTCAGCGTCGGGTCGTTCCAGCGTGGCGCCGGGTCTCGTTCAGCGAGCCGGAACAGGAGTTCGGCTCCGGTGTTCTCGTCGAATAGAGTGTGGATGAAGCGGTAGGCCCGGTTGACGACATCGATCATCAGTTCCTTCATTTCGTCATCGTTCAGGCGCGACACATCAGTCCAGGGGATCGGACCGTACGGGCTGTTCACGTGCACGTCGGAGAAGTCGCCGGCGGCCGAGCCAGGCGAGACGCCCGCGTGAAGATCTTCCAGACGGGAATTGCGAAAGCACTGCAGCACCATGTACTTCGCGAGTCGTTTTTGTAGGATGGGATCGGTGACGAATGCGCGGACGACTTCGCGTGCGTTCATGGAGCCTCCGGATCAACTCCACTATCACACGTGAGGCGCAGATTCGCGCCAGCAAACTGAAAAGGTAGGATCGGGGTAGGAGGCCGTCCTACCCTATGCGGCGGGTACCCGCTTCTCGGCGTCGGTCTTCAGCGGAGTTCTTCCAGCGAGGACACTCTCAATCCTCTGCGACATGACGGAGTCTTCGCTCAGTTCCCCATGCCGCCAACGCTGCATGTCGGGCTTGTGCACGAGAGCGGCGTCGCTCACGGCCGCAATCGGGCTATTCTTGGCTGTTAGAAAGGACTGAAGGCGTGCCTCGCGATCCCGCGCGAGCAGTTCAGGATCAGAAGGAGCCGTCCCGTGCGACGGCGGTTTCGCCATGGGGACACTCGTGAGCGTCGCCGGTTCTCCGGCCGCCTCTTCGTCAAGCCGTTGGTTGTACTGCCGCCACGCTTCCAACCCGAGCCGGGCAGATTCCTCAGCGACTGCGGTGCGAACCAACTGATGGAAGTTGGCGACTGCATAATCGATCTTCGCGAGCGGCAGTGCATCGTAGGGCTGCAGTTTCGCCGCGTAAGTTCGCGCGGCGACGATCCCGGCACACTCCCGAAGGAAGGACTCGAACTTGTTCGGCAACTCCATCTCACTCAACGCTGCCGCGCCATACGCGGCAATGAGCGCGTGGGCATAGCGGACGCCAGCCTGCCAGTGCGGAGGAATGTGCGCCTCCAACTGGGAGCGATCGAACTGACTCAACTCGTCCAGGCGTTTCCTCCAACCGCGCCAGTTGGCGGCCACCTCTTCTGATCGGAATTCCAACTCTGCCTTCGCCCGTGCCTTGCGCACCGTGGCCTTGGACGCCAGAGCCCGCATTCGGGCCTCCGCCGCCTCCCGGGGATTCCTGAAAAACTCGAGCCATCCATTCTGTTCCATGGGCCTGCCCTACCTAGTGAAAATACCAATTGTACTATGGCGAATAATAAGCGAAGGTCTACTGCCGCTAACCCGCTCAAAATGTGGGGAATTTTGCACTTGCCAGACTTCGGAGCCGTGTTCTGTGGAAATCAGGTGGCGTACATGTTCCTGAAATCTAAGGAGTTGTCATCCCAAGAAAGCTCGTGCATGCCCGCCGCTGTTCGGCCCAATCAACCAAGGCCGCCAGCCCCCGCAGTTGACGTTCCGGGGGTAGGAGCGCGGTAGGAAATAGGAGCGCCTCCTGGATGTCGGGTGCCAGGTTCGCGAGATTCATGATCTGGGTGACCCGTGCCCGGCTCACGTACCCGAGCCGGGCGATGTCGGCGTAGTCCCGCAGTTCGCCGCCGTCAACCATTCCTTGGTACTTGATCGCCAAGGCCATGAGGCGGGTAACCCTCGGCATCCGCAGGGCGGACTGGGGCTTCATCTCTTCCGCCGTCGGGCGGCGAGGTAGGTCGAGCGTGACCTCCACCTCGATGCCCGGCACGTTGGACTTTCGGCTTCGCTTCATTCCACCTGCCTCCCGGAGCACAACTCCCGCATGCCCTGCGACCGGAACGCGACCGTCACCTTCCCCGTACGCCCGTCGTATCCGACCCGTTCCACAAGCAGGTTTACCATCCGGGTCTGCTGATGCGTCCGCAGGGAGTTCCACACCGGTTCGAACCTCTCCAGGGCGGAAAGCACGTCTGCGGTGTCCAGTGGATCTTCGGAGAGCGCCTTGAGTTCGGTCCGGATCGCAGCGATGCGATCCTCAATGGCCTGCACTTCCTTGTGGACCTCGACCAGCCGGTCAAATCGCGCGGCCGCGCCGTCTTCTTCCCCACTCACCGTGGCGGCGCACGCCATCTCCATGTTCAGCCTCCGGATCTGGTCGCGGCCGGCAGCTTCATCTTTCCCCAGTTGCTCAAGTCTCGCGGCGACTTGGTTCCGCGCGTGCTCTACGGTTCGGCGCGCCAGTTCCGGGGCGCTGCCCAACTTGCGGATGGCTTCGATGACCGCCGCCTCGATCGCAGGCGCGCCCACCGATTTCGTCTCGCAGGTGTTCCAGCCGCGCTGTTGGGCGTGGTGGCAAACGTAGTAGCGGTACCGCTTCGACCCGCGCATCGTGTACGTGTGGATCATCGGTGCGCCGCACGGAACGCAGTGCACCAGCCCGTGAAGCAACGCGCCGTACTTGTTTCGGGTGCGATCCCGGCGGCCCGCGCCTTTGCGTCCGAGGAGCTTCTGGACACGGTCCCACGTCTTCGTGTCGATGATCGCGTCCTGCTCCCCGGCATAGATCGTGCCCTTGTGATTGACCTTCCCGGCGTAGACCACGTTTGTCAGCAGGCCGTACAGCCGCCCCTTGGTGAAGGGCTTGCCGCCATGCGCGCGGCCCTCGGCCGATTGCCATATCTTCGTGGTCCAACCGCGCCGCCGCAGTTCATCGACCGCGGCGATGGCGGCCTGGTGTTCAAGGTAAAGATCGAAAATCGCCCGGACGCGTTCGGCCTCCTTCGCGTTGACGACAAGTCGGCCGCCGCGCGGGTCGATATCGTAGCCGAGTATCGGATGCCCGCCGATCCACTTGCCCTTCTTCCGCGCCGCCGACTGCTTATCGCGGGTGCGCTCCGAGATGATCTCCCTTTCAAACTGCGCGAAGGACAGGAGGATGTTCAGCGTGAGGCGGCCCAGCGAGTTGGTGGTGTTGAACTGCTGGGTGACGGAAACGAAGCTGACTCCGCGCTTGTCGAACACCTCGATGATCCGCGCGAAGTCCATCAGCGATCGGCTGAGGCGGTCCACCTTATAGACGACGACGCAGTCCACCTTGGCGGCCTCAATGTCCGCCAGCAGCTTCTTCAGCGCCGGTCGATCCATGTTGCCGCCCGTGTATCCGCCGTCGTCGTAGCGGAAAGGCAGCAACTGCCAGCCCTCGTGACGCTGGCTCAGGATGAAGGCCTCGCCCGCCTCGCGCTGCGCGTCGAGCGAGTTGAATTCCTGTTGGAGTCCTTCGTCAGTCGACTTCCGGGTGTAGACGGCGCATCGGATCGCCTTGACCGTTTCCGCGCCGTTGCCGTTGGCGTTACCGTTTCTCGTCGCCATTTCCGCTCCCCACGGGCAAGTGGAAAAAGAGATAGCCATTCCACTTGGTCCCGGTGATGTCCTTGGCGATCGCGCTCAGCGACCGATACCGCCGCCCGTTGTAGTCGTAGCCGTCCTCAGCGACCCTCACGATGATTGTCCGGCCCTTGTACTCGCGCTCCAGCACTGTGCCCGGCAGCGGCCGCCGCGGGTCCGCATCGGGCGTGATCTTCTCCTGTACGCACCGCTGGCCGGCGGCATCGAGGTCGAAGTCCTTTGGTGCGCGAATCCGTAGGTCGGCATCGTTGGCGATCTCCAGTGCGCGTCGGCGGGCGCGTTCCGACAGACCGCCCTCGGCGTCCGCCTGAAGCCGCCAAGCGATGCGCCGGAAGAGAAACTGCTTGTGGTTGGACCGGGACTCCTCACCGAAGACCTCGCGGTACCGCCCGCGCAGCTCCCGCACCGTCATTCGCCGAAGCGCCTCAATCTGCGAGTGAATCTGATTCCGCAAATCCTTCTCCTTTCTCGGAGGCGTTAACCTCGTGTCCATGAGGGCTCGCTTCGGTGGCCGTATCAAGTAGATCTTGGCGGCGGTTTTTGCGGTACCGGAGGTAGCCGTCGGCCAGGATGGAGGCGATGCTATCCAGGTCTTCCAGGAACTCGTCATCGCGGATATTCACGCGTCATCTCCCTGGCGGGGCCGCGCGGCGTGCGGCTGTGGGAGACGGAAGGTGAGACCGGACGTGCTGCTGTGTCCCGGCGATCAACCGGCGCCCACAGCGATGTCCGCCCTGCGGTAGTCCCGCTGTCTGGTGAAGTCAGGAGCGGCTGTGAACCGCCCTCATTAGGATATATACGCGAATCGTTCGAAAAACGTCCGGTTCGCAAACCAGTCTGAACGACGGCGTTAACCGCGCGGCCCTTCTCCGGCGCGCGGCGGAGAATTTTCGGCCAGAACGGCACGCAGGCAACGGGCTACGCCACTCACCGGAATTCTCCACGGCGGCGGACGGGACTCTCGCAGACGCGCAAGTGTTTGGCTATGTTGCGGAAAGGACGGAGGGATCAGGCAGGCACACGAAGAGCGCTGACGTTAACAGGTGGGGAAGACAAATCCGGGTAAAAATAGTTTGGCTCCTCAGGTAGGACTCGAACCTACAACCCTTCGGTTAACAGCCGAATGC